AACGAATATTAATAAGTTGCCGCTTCCGATCTTAAATATCTCAGGGAAGACAGAGAGCAACTATGCCCCACTATCGAAGGAGACCAACTATTTTGTGTTTTTCGCTGGTAGAGTACAGCCGGTTGAAAAAATGAATGGCAATAAAGCAGAGGACAGCAAGAACGGCATCTATCATTATCTACTGGGTAGAGATAAGGGCTTGGTCAAGAATATTTCCTTAAAGAAAACAGAGACCCCAGGCTTGCAGGAGGTTAGATTTGAGCAGGAGGGATATGAGGGACTAGAGCAACTGAGAGTGGTATATGACGCAGATATAACCTGTCATGCTAACGTCAATACCTTCCCTGGCACCTACATATACTTGCCCCCAAGAGGGTTCGATCCATCAGCAGTGTCTGAGGATCTTACGAAATACGGCATCGGCGGCTATTATATGATCATTAAATCGACACACAAATTTGGACCTGCCATGGCAGAATCAACGATCTACGCTAAGTGGGTTGCACAACTCGAAACGAACTACCCCGTAGAGAGTAGTGGGCAGGTAAAAAATAGAAGCTCAAGCCCCGGTACATGCAAATCAGCAAATGATAGACTGGAAGCCCTAGGGGAAGAAAAGAAGTAAGATGTCTAAGTATTTTGTAGAGAAAAACGGCGAATCGACCCGCTCATTGTTTCTGAAGAAAACAATTTATTCTGGTACCATAGCGCAAGCCGGCAGCAATAACGTTGTGCCCATTAACTTTGCAGAGAAGATTTACTATGGAAGACTGGATAGGCAGTTTAACGTAATAATGCCCCGCACAGGAAGGTTAAAAAAGTTATCTAATTCAGCAGACCCCAACAGACCACAACAGGTGGCAGATTTTGTAGCTGATATGTTCCAGCAAATGGTCTTACAGTTTAAGAAACGCGCAGCCCAGGGAAAGATAAGCAGTAATCAAGACTTTTTGTCAAACTTGAAGGTCTACAAGGGTTATCAAGATCCAGTGAAAGAGTACAATCTATATAAAAATATATATTTTCGTAATCTTAAGGCAAGGATAAGCGGTACTCGCTCAAGGTTCAAGAACTTTGATGAGTTTGTCGAGTTACTGATGCCGATTCTTGAAGTTTCTTTGACGGAGCAGCCGATTACTTACACAGGTTTCCTAAAGAGTAAGGACTGCTCGGTTATGAATTCTGGTTTCGCGATTGAAATCGCAGACGCAGATTATATCAGCGACGACGGTAAGATCCAACAGTTTGTAGAGAACCCAAACTGGAAATTCTTTGTTAACACTTGCAATTCGTATGGGTTTATGATAGATTCAAATGTACCCTGGAGAATAATAGCGGATATAGGCACAGACGAGATGATTGCGGCGGCACAAAGGTACTCAAGGCACTCTTTTAATGTTAGCGGCATTTTGCTTACAACCTGCACGAAGGTATCCCCTCGCAGCTATAAAACCTTTAAGAAAGATTTGTTCGATCTCTATAACCTTATACGCCCAAAGCGGTATTCTGAGTTCGTTGATTGTCCTGATGGTGGCACAGCAAAGAGAATAGTAAAAACGGAAGATTTGACATATCAACAGTTCATCGACAGATACCCCGAGGAAGTATTTTTGAAATTATACGTGAAAATGAGATTGCAGGAAGAAATGCCAGATATGTCGGAAGCAGACAAGGAATCCGCAATAAAACAGCAAATTGCGCTTATGAAGCTTGATGGATCAATGACGAGACTCCACGAAAACTTTGAAAGCAATATCAATAAGACATTTGACAAACGCGGCTCATTGAGCTATAATATATATTCTAATAACGCTCAGTCCAAAAGAAGTTTTGATCAGGGCGAGATAGCTAACATAACTATCACGGAATATAACGATGATTTTTCAAGCGATCGATGACAAGAGCGAGTGCATAGGTGTCTACGCTAACGGAAAACTGCATTTTGAGGACTTTCCGGCAAACTTAACGAAGACTTGGAAATATAGTGGCTCGATTAAAGATCCGAACGTAGAGTATGCTTGGCTATATTCTCTTGGTCGACCGATCGAGGAAGATTGCCCAGAAGAACTGAAACAGGAGCTACAAAGAGTCCAAAATAAAATGAGCGCATTTTATAAGTCTTTTAAGATCGCCAAGGTCGACCTGACAGACCACTGTGTCTTTGATTTGATACCTCATGACTTTATTCTTGAGTTCTGTGAAGTTAAGAATAAGTTAACTGAACACATTTTCGAGTCTTGTGCGCGACCCAAACACTATGATCACTTAAGTGCAGTGCAAAAACTGCTGCATAAGATCAAATATCAAGATCTGAACCTTAATAGCGAAGGCTGCCGCAGTATGTTTACATCAACCTCTAATCGGACGAAACTTAAGGCTCTTTTGAACAACTATCGTTCTATCGATTATAACTTGTTTGGCACGGTTACCGGTCGCCTCACTACTACAAAGGGCTCTTTCCCTATTTTGACGGCTAAAAAGGAACATCGTAAGCTCTTAAAGCCAAATAACGATTTGTTTATCAGCTTTGACTACAATGGAGCCGAAGTACGGACCCTGCTTGAGTTGTGTGGGCACTCACAGCCGAAAGAAGACATTCACCAGTGGAACATCGTTAATATTTTTAAAGACGAGCAGATGTCAAGAGCAGCAGCCAAGTTGAGCTTTTTTGCTTGGCTTTATAACCCGGAATCTAACGATATTGAGACTCAATTTTACGATCGAGAGAAAGTGCTTGACAAGTATTACGAAAACGGGTATATTAAGACTCCATATGGAAGAGAGATTAAAGTGGATCGCCGGCGAGCACTCAACTACTTGATTCAGAGCACAACCTCTGATCGAGTTCTACAAAAGGCAGTTCTTTTGGATCAAATGTTGGAAGGAAAGAAATCATACATCTCGCATATAGTACATGACGAGGTTGTGATTGATTATAGCAGAGAAGAGAAAGACCTACTCCCAAAACTCAAAGAAGAGTTTGAAGATTCTTATTTGACTAATATTTCTGTTGGGAAAAACTACTACGATTTGAGCGACTTGAAGCTATGATTTCAATTATTGGACTGGGCAACGCTGCTTCCGCGATTGCTGAGAATTTTAAAGAGGTTCCTTCATACAACGTTTATACTCTGAATGATCAAGTGAGCCGGACCTCGAAAAACAAATTTAAGCTCAAATCTCACGATCACCCGGAGAAGTACGAAAAAAGCATCCCCGATGTATCCAAGTTCTTTGCAAATTTGGATGAAAACGTACAGTTCTACATTATGGGCTCTTCGTATAGCTCAAACTATTCACTGGGAATCTTAGAGCAGATAAAAGACAAGAACATTGATGTTATTTACATTAAGCCAGACACCGAAATGCTAACCGGTATGCCGGCACTTATAGAAAAGGCAGTATTTGGCATACTGCAAGAATATGCTAGATCTGGGCTGCTAAAGTCTATGACTATCGTTTCTAATTTGAGCTTAGAAAAGCACTTAGGAGATTTGCCAATCAAGTCTTACTATAAGTCCTTAAACCAGTATATCTTTTCGGCGTTTCACCATATAAACTATTTTAACCACGCGGAAGCTGAAATCGGCAAAGTGTCAGAACCATCTGAAATCAATAGGATTAGGACGATTAGCGGACTAAACTTGAAAAATCTTGAAGAAAAGTGGTTTTTTGATCTTGACACACCGAGGGAGTTGTGCTATTATTTAGCTATAAACAGTAAGAGATTAGAAACCGAGGGCGGTTTGCACAAGAGAATTGTTGAGATGCTGAAGTCTAAACCACGGAACGCATATCGTAAACTTTCTTATGCGATTTATGAGACGCCATATGATGATTTTGGGTTCTGCGTTGCCCATACGAACGTAGTGCAAAAGAACTCTTGACTTGTTTGTTTGAGAGTGATATAATATATAACAGATGCTAAGAAATGGATAGCATACTTTATTAACCATAGAAGGAGATAACATGGGAATCGATATGGAACTAATGCGGCGGAAGCTGTCCTCTCTTCGAGGAGACGGTAAGAGTCGCGACAACAATTCGGTCTGGTTCAAGCCAGAGGAGGGTGATACCGATATTCGGATTGTACCAGCAGCCGATGGCGATCCGCTAAAGGAGATGTTCTTCCACTATAATGTAGGAGATCACAAGGGTGGCGTCCTTTGTCCGAAGCGTAACTTTGGGGATGAGTGCCCAGTCTGCGACTTCGCCACCAAGTTATGGCGTGAGGGAGTTGATGCCAACGATGAGGAGAGCAAGAAGCTAGCGAAGAGCTTATTCGTGCGTACTCGCTACTTCTCTCCCGTTGTTGTGCGAGGTCGAGAAGACGAAGGAATCAAGGTCTACGGCTACGGCAAGCAGGCATATGAACTACTTCTTGGGTACATCCTCGATCCAGAATACGGAGATATTACGGACTCGAAGGAGGGTACGGATATCACCCTAACGTACACCAAGCCCAATAAGCCTGGAGCATATCCACAGACAAACCTTAAGATGCGCCGAAATACTTCTACTCTTCTGAGTGATGCAGAGGCTATCCCTGGGCTACTTGACCGCTTGCCTAACTTTGATAGCCTATTCGAGCGACTTAGCACTAAGCAGGTCGAGGCAATCTTGGACGCGCAACTATCCGGAGATTCTTCCGCAGAAAGCCGCTCCTCTACTACCTCTAGGTACAGCCCTAGTACGAGTGAGAGCAATGTTGACCGCGCATTTGCAGAACTGATGCCCCGCTAAATCAAATAACTAGTTCTGAGACCGATGGCAGACCGGCTAATAAATAGTCTGCCACTTTTCTTAACATAAAGGAGTAATATATGTTAGATTCATTGAAGATGTTATGGAGCCGATGGAAGGTTCAGGTCACGTTCGCAGGTGGAGTGCTCGTAGTAGCCACCGCATTTGGGACTTGTTCGTATGATCCTGAGCAAGTATCGAGTGTTGTGGAGGAAGTGACCCCCACCACCACTGCTGTCGGCGCAACCGTCGAAACTGAGACTGTTGAGGTATCTGGCAACACGCTGGCGACCGAGACAGTGACTGAGACTGTTGAGGTAACTGACAATGCTGCAGCGACGGAGACCGAAACTGTTGAGTTATCTGGTGGCACGCACTGAGGGTACCAGAAGTTGGTGCCTGATTGCACACACTGTGCAAACCTAATTGAATATATATAGTATAATATAAAAGGAAGAACTATGAAGAATATTGTTATGATCACCACTGCTGTAGCAGTGCTAGCGCTAACCGGCTGTGACCGAGAGGAGGAGCAGGAAGAGGCTTGCCCTGACGGACAGGTCTTGGTCGAAGGCGATACCAGCGACACCGGCGAGTGTGTCGATGATGTTGCAGAAGAGTAATTGAAAGCCGCTGGCACACCGGTTAAAGTGTGCCGCACACCCCCGATGAACCACTCTCTTCTGCACTCTATCGATAAGCAGGTGAGGCTAGGAGCAGAGAGTATGAAGACCCCCTTGCGATATCCCGGCGGTAAGACTCGCGCAGTAAAGCATATTCTACCGCACGTTCCGGAAGGCATCCATCAGGTTTGCTCACCATTCTTTGGAGGTGGCTCAATAGAGTTAGCTTTAGCTGATCGGGGAATTCAAGTGTTTGGTTATGATAAAATGAAACAGCTTGTTTGGTTTTGGCAGGGTCTATGTGGGGATAATAATAGATTAGCCAATGAAGTACAGGGGTTGCGCGAGAAGTACGAAACCAGAAACGGAGATGCTGTAATCGGCTGCTCTAAAGATTCGTTCCACCGACATCGCGATGAACTAAAGACAGATTCGCTAGAGTTTTCTTATGAAAGGGCTGCGAAATACTACGTTGTGAACAGGGCAAGCTTCTCTGGCGCTACGTTCAGTGGTGGTTGGTCTGAGAGGGCGTCCTACGCAAGATTTACCGACTCGTCTATTCAAAGACTGAGAGACTTCAAAGCAAAAAACTTTACAGTAGAGTACGCTGATTTTGAGGATGCAATACAACGCCATCCACAAACTTTCTTGTACCTCGATCCGCCATACAAACTCAAAGGTTCTCAAAATTCTCTATACGGGGTTGATGGCAATCTTCATGATTCTTTTGACCACGAAAGATTGCATTCCTTGCTGGCAAATCGTAACAACTGGCTGATGTCATATAACGATTGCCCAGAAATCAGAGATATGTACAAAGGTTACGAAATCATCAACGCAGAATGGGCATATGGGATGAAGAACGTTGGAAAAAAAAAGATGGGTTCCTCCTCTGAAATACTAGTTAAAGGATAGTGACCGATTAAAGGAAAATGAAATATGAAAGAGATATACGATAGATTCAAAACCTACCTAAGTGAGCAAGACCTGGAAGTTCCGGCGAAGATGAAAAAAGATCTTGAAGGACCGTTACCCTCTCCGGAAGACTCGAAGAAGACCAACATAGAGCGCACTATTCGGGTTATCGAGGCGGAAGGATATGATTACAAAGTAGTAAAAAACAACGTTACCGTTTTGGATGATGATCGTATAGAGACAATGGATAAGTTAAATCATATGCTATCGCCACTGGGTTTTGTATATAACCCCATTGGTGGAGGTAGTAGCATTGGTCGCCTAGATCTGAAAGACCGCCAGGGCGGCAGTGTATATGTTAAGGTCAAACCCAAGACTCGTAGATCAGCCGCTTCCGCTGGCATGGACTTTGAATTAAAAATAGCAAACCAGATTGAACAGCGATACGAACACTTGGGAATCACAGCGAAGTCTGCGGGATCCGGACACGGATCTGACTTATCTATCATGAAGGATGGAAAGGTGGTTCTGACTGTGGAATTAAAGACAGCACTGGCAGCAGATTTTGGACAGTTTAGGGCTCAATTTAATTTGAATACGGGATCGTGGGAGCCACGCCGCACAAAGGGTTATACTAAAAATGAGGATATCTTCAGACCCTTGTTCGAAGATAACTTACTAGAATGGCTCAATATTAATGCTCGATTCCCAGACACCAGCGATCCAAGACTAAACAAAGATAGGAACAACAATATTGTTGGACTAAAACGAACGCTACGTACCGGCGAACTAAAGAGAGAGTTGGAAAACTTGTGGTTTGACGGCAAAACCGACATTAAAGTTCCGTTTGATTTTTCTCACATTGCCAATTATTATAGCGATAAAGGTGATTCGTTTATTCAAATTAATGGTAGGGGTCTCTATGCCCTAACGCCCGAAGCGCAAGACTTCCTTGGCGTACCTAACTTTAAAGATCTGGGTCTAACTAGCGAACTAAGATTCCGATTTAAACCATCGTCAGGTCCGAATAGCTCAACTGGGTTCATTTGTGCAGTAAAAATCAAAGGACGATACCAGAAGTCAAATCTTAGCTTGACAAACGAGCAAGATTTAGATAAAATAATATCAATGCTATAACTAACAGGAGGGCGAATGCCTAATAAGAAGACAGCGAAAGCCAGTGCTACTAAGGCTGGCAGAGTGTCAATGAAGGATATGATATCAATCATAAATAAGAAGGCTGGTAGGAATGTCGCGCATGATTTAAACGGCGATAATCCTACGTCAGTCGACGACTGGATTCCAACTGGCTCTCGCTGGCTGGATTCAATCATTTGCAAGGGTAGAGTGGCAGGTATTCCTGTTGGCAAAGTTACGGAGATCGCAGGACTAGAATCCACAGGTAAGTCTTATATGGCTGCGCAGATTGCAGCGAACGCCCAGGAACAGGGTAAGCTTGTTGTATATTTTGATTCCGAGTCTGCCATCGACCCAAGCTTTTTAGAGCGCTCAGGGTGCGACCTGGACCGTCTGATGTACGTTCAAGCATCCTCTGTGGAGTTTGTTTTAGAGACGATTGAGGAGCTTCTTGGAGCGACCGATGAGAAACTTGTGTTTATTTGGGACTCATTAGCGTTCACTCCATCGATTTCAGATATAGAGGGAGACTTTAATCCTCAGTCATCGATGGCGGTGAAGCCTAGGATCCTTGCGAAGGGGATGTCAAAATTGACGATTCCTCTTGCGGATAAACAGGCTACTTTGATTGTATTAAATCAGCTAAAGACTAATATTCCGCAGGGACCAAATGCTAGAGTTGTGGCGATGACAACGCCCTATGTAACCCCCGGTGGCAAGGCGATGCACTATGCATATTCGCTGCGAATTTGGCTTACCGGTAGAAAGGCAAAGTCATCATTCATCGAGGATGACAAGGGATTCCGCATTGGTTCAGAGGTTAAAGTTAAACTTGAAAAGTCCCGATTCGGAACCCAAGGTCGTTCGTGCGCTTTCCGAATTCTATGGGGAACGGATCAGATCGGTATCCGCTGTGATGAAAGTCTTTTTGACGCACTCAAGGGCTCGGACTGCTTGACCTCAGCTGGTTCTTGGTATACTTTTTCTGCATTGAATGGCTATAGTAAGAAATTTCAACCTTCGAAGTGGGCAGATCTTATGGCAAGTGACGCTGAGTTCAAAAAGAACGTTTATAAAGTTTTCGACACAGAGATGGTTCAAAAGTTTGCTAAGCGAGAAGGCAGTGCTAGTGCCTTTTATGCAGATCCGGAAGATCTTACCGTCCCAGTTAAAGATTAAAGCTGCTCTCGATAGAAAGTAGTTGACTTGAGCCTCCCATTTGGTTATAATAGATATAATCACTTGGGAGGTTCTTTTGTCAATGTTTAGCGGTGAATATAACTATGCTACGATTACCACTCAGAGAAAGTACACAGGTCGAGTTAGAAGGTTTATAGATCTTGCAGCCAAGATGGCAAACCAATCATGCGATCCCGTTAATCGCCATGGCGCTGTTCTCGTAAAGGGCTCTTCTGTACTGAACGCCAGCCACAATAAGAACAGCTTCTGTTCATTCGGGCAGCGCTTCAGGGAGAAGGGAACTGGAGTCTCAACTATGCACGCTGAACTTGGGGCTATATTGGGAATGGACAGAAAAATCACAGAGGGAGCCACAGTGTATGTGGCGCGACTCGGAAAGAGGGGGAACTTGAAGCTCTCAAAGCCTTGTTCTATGTGTTATTCTGCGATGAAGCACGTGGGAATCAAGAAAGTGGTCTACACGATCAACGGAGAAGTAGCAGGGGTCTACAAGATGTAAAGATCCTGTCAACGGGAGCAATATCGTTGACATTTGACGGTAATTGTTCTATACTTATTAAGTAAATTAAGGAGAGATTATGGGCGAAATTAACCTTGGCTACGCATGCATCTTGACAGCATTGAACGACTTGCCTAAGAAGCAGCGAGTAACAACAAACCGTTCTATGATTAAGAGAACATTTCTATCTAACGGCTTAGCATACGCATCAGAGCTTGCACTAAAGAATTGTAAAGACTTGTTGACTATTTTAGAATGGAACGAGGCTCACAACATCAAGTTCTTTCGACTATCTTCCGATCTACTGCCTTGGTCTTCCGAGTACAACATTTGTGATCTGCCCGACTTTGAAGATATCGCTTTTGCCCTAGACGAGGCTGGCAAATATGCACGTGAACACGGTCACCGTATTACTACCCACCCTGGTCCATTCAACGTTCTTGGCTCTCCCCGCCCAGATGTCGCAGAAAAGACCATTAAAGAACTAGAGACCCACTCAGAAGTCTTTGATCTTATGGGCTTGCCTGCTACACCTTATGCGAAGATAAACATTCATGTTGGTGGAACATATGGCGGAGACTTTGCTGGCACAGCAGAGCGCTGGTGTCGTAATTACTTACGCTTATCCCCCAATGCCCAGAGTCGCCTGACGTTAGAGAATGATGATAAGGCTTCTATGTGGAGCACTCAGCACCTTTATGACTACATCTACAAGACTGTAGGCGTTCCGATCGTATTTGATTTCCATCATTATAAGTTCTGTCCCGGCGGACTGACAGAACGTGAGGCACTTAACCTTGCAATCTCTACTTGGGGCGATGTTAAGCCAGTTGTTCATTATTCACAGGACCGCAGCGTGGAGCAGAACGATCCAAAGATCAGACCCCAAGCCCACTCTGACTCCTATTGGACTCCGGTGAATACTTATGGTCGGGATGTGGATGTTATGTGTGAAGCCAAAGGAAAAGAAAAAGCACTCTTCAAGATGCGTGAATTGCTGCAATTAGAAAATAGTTAAAAGACAATCTTGAAAACATATGGAAATATAGGATTATAAATGAATAATGAAGTAGAACTAATGGGAACCTACGGGAGTGACGAAACACACGCACTCTCGGCTTGGACTAGCACCAGCCGCCAGTTAGGTCCAAAGAAGCGTGCCCGCATCGGAAAGCTTCTCAAGATGCTAGCAACCGAGGGGCATATGACCCCGTTTGAGAAGTCGTCTCTTCATTTTCTCGTGACGACCGACATCGCGACGCACATCCACCTGCTCAAACACAGGATTGGTGTAAACATCAACGCAGAGTCGGCACGCTACAAGGAATTCAAGGTTGATAAATATCACCTACCTGTTGATTGGGACGAAGAAGAGCAAGCAGAACTAGAAGCCTTTATCAAGGATGCTTACGACCGCTATCACAAGTGTATTGCCCGCCTAGAAGAAAAGGGTTACTCACGAAAGCGGGCGAAGGAAAGTGCTCGTCTTTACCTACCCTACGGCATTCAGATCACTTGCGACATTATGTTCAACTGGCGCTCATTCGCTCATTTCCAGAAACTACGAAATGACGAACACGCCCAATTGGAGGTTCGTGAGGTCGCAGCAGAAATGCTAAGACTTGTAGAAGAGCAAGGCGACTTCCCTAAGACGATCGAAGCTATGACCGCAGCAGGAATGCTTCCGGTCAAGGAGAACGAAGAATGAAATCAGATTATGTTTATAGTCTCATTGAAAGAATACTTTATGATGAAAAGTATTACTATTTTGATGGTGAGATAAAGGATTATCGTGGCGCAGTAGAGGTGCATTGTTCATTTGAAGAAATGATGACTTTCGTCCAAGATGTTGAAAAGCGAGGCTGGAACGGGTTTGTTGAACATGATCCAAAAAGGTTACTTTTCGGGGTAAGATTTGATATGACCGGACCCGATTATGATGGTTTTAAAGTTTTTTGCAAGGTCAGTGGCATGAACAATGTTGTTAAAAATCTAAAAAACTCTTATCCAGAAATAGTTTCTGAAATGAATCTGTTGATGTCCTCAAAGAATAAACTCTTTCGGGAAGTGATACCTAGCAGATACAAGGAGAGCGAAGAATGAGCGACGTACCACCAATGTATGAGTGCCTTGTTTGGGATCATACCGATCCTGTCAGCACAAGGCGGGTACTTGATTGGATAGAGACCCAACCAAGAAAGGCAACAGTCGGGTACATCCAGATCGGACAACAGAGCCCCATTAAAATTACTCACAAGAACCGACACACGTGGCAGAAGATATTATTTGACTGTGATCAAGAACTAACTCAGTTTTGTGAGAAATGCGGTCAGGAGATGTTAGAAGATGAGTACTCTACATCCGATCTTATTTGCGATACTTGTGTTGGTGAACGTGACAGAGGGTCCAGCAAATGGGAACCGCTTGTCGACAAGTGGGCTGGCAAAGATGTTTATGATAATAAAATGTGCCGCTACGGAGTTGTGCAGAAAATGCCGCCTGCTACTGGTGTTTCATACTATAAAGACATCGAGCAGAATGAAGACGTTACAAAATGGTACGACTGCCCGCATTGTGATGCCGGCTACCCAGATCAAAAGTGCATATGCAAGGAGAACGAAGAATGAATGCTTGACAAGTGCCCTTGGGCGTGCTATTCTCTTATAAGAAAGTGAGAGAAATAAGAAGTCTTATTCCGAGTCGGAATTAGCCAGCAAAAACTAGCAGAAACGCTTAGGTGCCCGAAAGGGCGTATGAAGCATATTCTAAAAAACAGTTCACGGAGAGAAGAATGAGCGAAGAAGACAAGACAAAAAGAGTTCTAATAATAGACGGAGCAAATGCCGTTATACGTGCATATATAGTTGATCCTAGCCTGTCTCATCACGGACAGCCGATTGGTGGACTAAAAGGGTTTATCAAGATTCTTCAAAAGCTAGTACGCCAGACAAAGCCAGATTCGATTGTTGTTTGTTGGGATGGGGCTAATGGTTCCAAGAAGCGTAAAGATATGGATAAGAACTATAAGGCAGGTCGCAAGCCAATCCGCCTGAATCGAGCCCACCACAACCTGACTGACGATGAGGAGCTTAAGAATAAGATCTGGCAACAGACTCGACTGATGGAATACCTTAATAATATGCCAATCATTCAGTCGATCTTGCCAGAGATCGAAGCTGACGATATAATTTCATATGTTTGCTCAATGGAGCATTACGCAGATTATCAGAAGATTATCGTCTCCAACGATAAAGACTTTATGCAAATTTGTAGTGAGATGACCGTTCTATGGCGTCCAGTAAAGGACGAGATCCTAAACTCTAAGAGGATCGTAGAGCAAACAGGCGTTCATCCGACCAATATGGCACTAGCGAGAGCAATTATTGGAGACTCCTCTGATAATCTCCCTGGAGTGAAGGGTGCTGGATTCAAAACCGTAGCTAAGCGTATGGGTTTCCTATCAGAGAGCCAGACGTACACAATCGATGAAGTTATGGAACACTGCGCAGAGAAGTCTATCACCAGTAATCTAAAGTTCTACCAGAACGTATTAGAAAACAAGGAGCTTATCGAGCACAACTATAAGATGATGCAACTGTACTCGCCTCAAATGTCTATCCAATCAAAGATTCATGTCAAGGAATCGATAGAGAACTTTGAATGTGATTTCAATAAAACAGAGATCATTCGACTTATGCGCGAAGATGGTTTTGGTGAACTAAACTGGGGAGATCTCAAGGGACACTTAAACAGGATCTCCGTTGATTGTGTAGATATGACAAATGAATAAATCAGAAATATACCTTGACTTTGGGGGTAGATCAGGTATAATTGTAGTTACTAAGAGAGAGTACTAATGCTAGCAGAAAAAGTAAACCTTGGGAAATACGGTAAGACTTTTCAAGAAGGATTAGTTCAATTGATCTTTGAAGATCGACCCTTTGCAGATCAGATAACTGAAGTATTAGATGTAAGCTTTATCGAGCTTGAATACTTGCAAGTATTCCTAAGAAAGACAATGCAGTTCCGGCATCGCTACGACAAGCACCCATCTGTCGACGCAATGTTGACGATTCTTAAGACGGAACTAGATAACGAAGATGAAGTACTCCGCACACAGGTGCAAGATTACTTTTCAAGAATGCACGCACAAGAGGTGACGGACACTGGATACATAAAAGAAACTTCTCTTGATTTTTGCAGAAAGCAAAATCTCAAAGAAGCAATGATGAAATCTGTGGGGCTATTGCAGAACTGCTCTTTCGATGAGATATCCAAAGTTATCAACGATGCCCTAAAATTGGGATCTGAGAATAACTTTGGATATGATTATATGGTCGACTTTGAAAAGAGGTTCGAACCAAAATTCAGAAATACGGTCACGACTGGCTGGAAGGATATGGATGATATCACTGGTGGAGGTCTTGGTAAGAGCGAGCTAGGCGTTGTTATCGCACCCACAGGTGCTGGTAAGTCTATGGTACTAGTCCACTTGGGTTCTCAAGCGATAAAGGAAGGAAAGACGGTTGTACACTACACCCTGGAGCTTCAGGATACGGTTATTGCAACAAGATATGACAGCTGTATCACGGGCTATCCTCTGTCAGATATCATAAACTTTAAAGAAGAAGTATATGAGGAGATCAAGGATCTCGAAGGAGGGCTAATCATCAAGGAGTATCCAACTAAGTCTGCATCAACAAGCACAATCCGAGCCCACCTATCGAGACTTATCAAGAGGGGTATTGAGCCAGGACTCATTATTGTAGACTACGCAGATCTACTTAAGCCAGTTCAAGTAAGAAAAGAGAAAAGAAACGAACTAGAATCTATTTACGAAGAGTTGAGAGGGCTTTCGACAGAGTTTCAGTGTCCTATTTGGACGGCTTCGCAAACGAATCGTTCCGGACTCAGCGCAGAAGTGATTACGATGGAGCAGATATCGGAAGCATTTAATAAGTGCTTTGTTGCAGATTTCATTTTTTCTGTTTCTCGCACAATTGAAGATAAGCAAAACAACCTAGGCAAGATTTTTATAGCGAAGAATAGAAATGGTCCTGACGGAATGATCTTCAATATCTTTATGGACACCTCAAGCGTGAATATCAAGATATTGCCAAAGGTGCCTGGATTATCCACTGGCACAGCTGTCACTCATAGCAACGTCGCAACTTCTCCGGTAGCCCTAGACTCGCGCGCACAACAAGCGCTATTAAAAGCAAAATACACCAAACTTAAGAGGAAAAAATAACAATGAGAACAATTCAAAACATTCGCCGATTTCGCTTGTCGGATACGTTTGTCGAGCCCTACAAGATTGCCACTGTACCTTGGGGACCGCTTGGGTATGTTACGTTTAAACGAACATATGCACGCAGACTGAGTGAGTTCGATCCAGAAGCTGTCGGTACAGAAGAGTGGTGGCAGACCTGCCGGAGAGTCATTGAAGGCATGTTTAACATGCAAAAGCAGCACGTTTTTCATCTTGGTCTTGAGTGGAATGATGCAAAAGCACAAAGAACTGCTAAAGACGCATACGACAGACTGTTCAATTTGAAGTGGACCCCTCCCGGTCGCGGTCTGTGGATGATGGGAACGAAATTCATTGAAGAGCGAACAGCTGCCGGATTGTTTAATTGCGCTTTCCGCTCTACCAAAGACCTTCCATCCAAGGGTGGTTATCTATTTGCTTGGATGATGGATGCTTTGATGGTCGGAATCGGTGTAGGTTTTGATACCGAAGGATCTGGCACCATAACTATTCGTGAGCCAGACTACACTAGTGATGTTCTTGTTATAGATGACTCCCGTGAAGGGTGGGTTGACTCTGTTCATATACTCATAGACGGATTTTTCTTTGGCTCAAAGGTTCCAAAGTTTGACTATTCCGCTATTCGACCAGAAGGCGCACTAATCCATGGGTTCGGAGGAACTTCATCAGGATACGCCCCTCTCAAAGAATTGCACGATAACTTATCTGAGTTGTATACTGCAAACATTGGAAAACTAATCACGTCAGTAGATATTGTCGACACAGAAAACCTTATTGGTCGCTGCGTTGTAGCCGGAAATGTGCGCCGCTCTGCCGCTCTTGCTATGGGTCGCCACGATGATAAGCACTATCTTGAGATGAAGAACGATTCTGAAAAGCTGCATCACCACCGATGGGGTTCGAACAACTCATTTAACGCCGTAGTGGGCATGGACTACGAGTGGCATGCCGCACAGTCACAGAAGAATGGTGAGCCTGGGTACATTTGGCTCAATAACGCCAGAACTCGTGGTCGCTTTAAGGATGGAGAGCGCCTAGATGATATAAATGTCGCAGGGTTTAATCCTTGCGTCGAGCAGCAACTGGAGGATGCTGAGCTTTGTTGCCTCGTTGAGACGTTCCCTGCAAAGCACGAAGACTTTGAAGATTACCTCAAGACGCTAAAGATTGCTTACCTGTACGGTAAGACTATTACCTTGTCTAACACGCACTGGCCAGAGACCAATGCAAAGATGCTAAAGAATCGCCGTATCGGTCTATCTCAATCTGGCGTGGTTCAAGCTTTCAATAAACATGGTCGTCGCGAGCTATACAATTGGTGTGATCGGGCATACACATATGTCCAAGAACTTGATGAAGAGTATTCAAACTGGCTTTGCATCCCAAAGTCGATCCGCACGACTTCGATTAAGCCATCCGGCACAGTCTCTCTGCTTAACGGATCAACCCCTGGAATCCATTTCCCAGAGGATGAGTACTATATTCGCAGGATTCGGTTCGGAAAGAGTTCGTCTCTACTCCCCGCTCTTGCAGAAGCTGGATATTTTATTGAAGATGACGTATACTCCCCGAATACTGTTTGTGTTGAGTTTCCCGTAAAAGAACCGTACTTCCTCAAAGGAAAGAGGGATGTCGGTATGTGGGAACAGCTAGAGATAGCTGCGCAGTATCAGCATTTCTGGGCAGATAACTCAGTATCTATAACAGTAACATTTAAGCCGGAAGAGGCTAGCCAGATCAAGGATGCATTAGAAATGTACGAGAGTCGACTCAAGGCAGTCTCCTTCCTTCGATACGAAGAGACAGGATATAAGCAAGCGCCATATGAGCCTATACCAAAAGAGAAGTATGAAGCCTTGATTTCGAAAATAACTCCTGTGCAAAGGTTCGTAACGAACGAAGGCGGAGTTGGTAGCAAATTCTGCTCGAATGATTCTTGCGAAATTTAAGTAATAAAATAGGAGAAATTATGTTTAAGCCAGTTAATAGGTATATTCAAGTCGAGTTAGCAAGTTTGAGTGAACAGGAGACAAGCACAGGTATTCTTCTGCCTTCCGACTATAAGCCGACTGAAGATCGCTACACAAAAGTGAAAATTAAGAGTTGGGCGGACGATGTTAGGTTTGCCTCTATCTTAGCCACAAATAGTTGGGCTATTGTGGACAAGACTATGATTGAGGAGCTTAATTTTGATGGACAGAAGACGAGTGTGATATTGGATAATTATATCTTAGGACTACTTACTGTTAAGAAATAACCCACCAATTGGTTAAAATAACAGTATGCCCATAATTGATAAAAACTTCTATAACGAATCTTCTGCTTCCTCACTGGGGTGGGATCCAACTTGGTTTGGTGAAAAGTATTATGATGACCAACTAACGCGAGCTATTAAAAAATGGCAGCGCGAAAGGAAGCTGGCTGCAGATGGCATGTGTGGACCGGCTACCTTTCGTCGCGCTTGGACAGAGCGTCAATCAAATATTGATGCGCACAAGCCAGAAGCTCTCCAATATTCAAATTATATTGTTTATAATGGAGAATTTCATAAAATAGAATGGTCAAAAGTTGTACTGTGGTCGGAGAAGGGTGGACTTAAGTCTAGAAAGGGTACTTATTATGATTATACCGGTCGCGCCAAGAGATCGGTGAGACTGTTCGTTAACCACTGGGATGCTTGCTTAAGCTCCAATGCTTGCCAGACTATATTGAGTAAGAGAGGTATCTCAGTTCACTTTATGATAGATAACGACGGCACAATTTACCAGACGGTAGATATGCAACATGGTTGCTGGCACGCTGGCTCGGAGAGAGTTAATCGAGCCTCCGTTGGGGTCGAGATAAGCAATGCTTACTATCCGAAATATCAAGATTGGTACGTGAGGAATGGGTTCGGCGAAAGACCAGAGGTGGAAGGTGCGAGAGTCCACGGAGAGGTGCTGGATCCCTTCTTGGGCTTTTACCCTGTACAGATTCGCGCAATGAAAGCTTTATGGAGGGCGATTCACAATTGTGCTGGTATAGAATACGAAACACCGCTAAACCAATTTGGCACAACCTCCAAGAAGTACGAGCAAGAGGTTAAGTATGGAAAATTTAATGGATTTGTTAGTCA